ATGCTGGGAGGGCGAGGGGCGGGCAAAACCCGCACCGGATCCGAATGGGTGCGCGGCATCGCCCTGGGCGAACCCGATTTCGCGGACGCGCCACATCGGCGCATTGCGTTGATCGGCGAAACCTTTGCCGATGCGCGCAATGTGATGATCGAAGGGCCCGCCGGAATCCTGGCAGTCCACGCGCGTCACGAGCGCCCCACCTGGTCGCCGTCGTTGCGCAAGCTCGAATGGCCGAACGGCGCGGTGGCTTACGTATTCTCTGCCGAGGATCCGGACTCTCTGCGCGGGCCGCAATTCGAGGCCGCCTGGGCGGACGAACTCGCGAAATGGAAGCACGTGGAGGAAACCTGGGACATGCTGCAATTCGGGCTGCGCCTCGGCCAGCATCCACGCCAGATGGTGACGACGACGCCAAGGCCCATTCCGCTTCTGAAGCGCTTTCTCGCAGATCCCTCCGTCGCAGTCTCCCGCGCCAGAACATCCGACAATGCCGCCAATCTTGCGCCAGCGTTCTTGGAGACGGTGGTCGGGCGCTATTCCGGCACGCGGCTGGGACGGCAGGAACTCGACGGCGACATCATCGAGGACCGTGCCGACGCGCTCTGGACACGCGATATGATCGAGGCATGCAGGCTAGAGGCCGCCCCGCCGCTCATGCGCATCGTGGTCGCGGTCGATCCGCCCGCGACTTCATCGAAGCGAGCTGACGCCTGTGGCATCGTCGCCGCCGGAATCGATGAGGGCGGCATCGCCTATGTGCTGGAGGATTCCTCCGCGTCAGGCCTCAAGCCGCCGGAATGGGCGGCGAAGGCGGTCGCGCTCTATCGTCGCCTCCAGGCCGATGCGCTGATCGTCGAGACGAACCAGGGCGGCGAGATGGCGACAAGCGTCATCCGCGAGGTGGATCCGGCTGTGCCCGTGGTGAGCGTACGCGCCACGCGCGGCAAGTATCTGCGCGCCGAGCCGGTCTCCGTGCTCTACGCGCAAGGCCGCGTGCGCCATGTGGGTGCGTTGCCGGAACTCGAAGATGAACTCTGCGATTTCGGCCCCGGCCTTAATCCACAAGGTTTTTTGGCCCATGTTGTACAACTGTTTTACAGGTTGGTGTTCTGTTCCTGTTTCCGCTTGCGATGCTCGGCCAGTGCGATGAGCGCGGCCTGAGCGCTTTCCTCCTGATCGGCAAAGCGGCTGTAGCGCTCAATCATCGACAGGCTCAATCCCACAACGTCCTGGATCTGTGCCGTCTTCAGTCCGGCTCTCCGCAGCCTTACCACGGCTGTTGAACGCAGCCCATGGATGGTGACCCCGGCCAATGCCGGGATGTTGTCACGGACCTCCGCAAAGTGCTTCGAGAACAGCTTGCGGGTATAAGGCTTGCCGCTCTCCTGGCGCACGAACGGCCCAGGCGCTTTCTCCCACGTCGCCATCTCCGCAGCCAACTCATCGACAACAGGGCAATAGACCCACACGCCGGTCTTCTTTTGCTTGACGCGGAAGCCGCTGCGATCAAGCGTGGTCCAGCCCATGCGCACGATATCAGAGCCACGCTGCCCGGTATAAAGCCCCAGCAAAATCCCCCGCCTCATCGCGCCCGTCAGATGCTCGTGCGCCGCCGCAATCTGCTCATCCGTCCAGGGCATGTGCCCGCCGTCCGTCTCGAACGGCTCCACCCCGTCCGTGATGGACATGGCGAAGTGGTCATGGACGACGCCCCATGACGACAGCGCCCGCATAGCCCGCAGGAAGTTGTTCGCCGCGCTTGGCGTATCAGCCATTCCTTCCACGATCCGGCGAATGTGGCTCGGCTTGATCTTCTCAGCCGCCGTTGTGCCCAGCCCAGCCCGCAAAAGCTTGAACTGCCTCCGGTATTGCTCCTTCGAGCCCTCGGCCAGTTTCAGGAATTTGGAGGAAGTCTCATAAAGGTCCACCACTGCCGCGACCGTGACAATCTCCGGCTGCTTACTGGTGACGCCTTGGGCCGCTCGCAACTCGACCCAGAACCCCGGGTCTGTCGGGTCGTTCGGCAGCCTGATGCGCTCTCCCGGGTTCTGTGTGCCTCTCCCCGGGTGCCAGTAATAGTACTCCTTCCCGCGCGACACGACGCGGTGAACGCCTTTAGGCAGTTCGACCACGCCGACGCTCCTTCGCCGCTTGGATGACAAGTTCCACTCCCGCATCTGCATCGTCCTGAGCCGCAGCATTGCTGCCGGGGATCATGGATGCAAGAGCATAGTCAACCATCTCCCAGCGCCACCGGACGCAGCCCGATGACAAGCGGGCTGGTCTTGGCAGAACGCCTCGCCGCACAAGCTCATCAACAGTGCTCTCGCTGATTTCGAGGGCCCGGGCCAGTGAGGCTTTGGACAGGTAGGGCGAAGGCACGGCGCTCATCGTGAGCAATACTCCATCAGCTTAGTCAATGCCGACTTGGGTTCGGTCGGGGAAAGCGAAACAGGGAGGATCAAGGGGTTAGCCTGTCCCATGCTTCCCCCTATTCCTGAATGGGAGTGGGGCGGGAGGGCGTCTCTGCTTCGCAGATCGCGCTGACAGGGCTAAAGCCCCCGAGCCCAAGGTCTCGGTCCTTCGGATCGCCATCGCTGACGCGGGCCGCGAGAATGGCGCGACCGATCATTTCCGGGATTTGCGGGACGACGGCATTGCCGAGCCCTTTAAGTCGGTCCACTCGAGCGGGAACCCCATGAGCCACTCGACCCACGTCGGGTTCAGAGAGCCACCAACCACTTGAGGAAGGCACTCGCCAGCTTTCGAGCCTGTCCGCTCCATCCTGCTCCGACCGGGGGCTTTCCAATCCCGCGCCACTGGTGTCGGCCACATCTTCACGGCTTGATTCAGATCCACCTGAACCTTCTTGCCATTGTGATAGGCACTCCGACCACGCCACTCGTTGACGTGCTTCACCGACCGGCCACCGTTCGGCAGCGTTGGGGTAGGCCACAAGCCAGAAGCGATCTCGTCTGTGAGGGGCGCCAAGGGCGGCAGCCGGTATGCAGTGCCACTCCGCATCGTACCCGATCTCGGCCAGGTCTCCGAGAACTTGGCCAAGCCCTCGACCAAGCAGTGCTGAGACGTTCTCCACGATGATGTATCGCGGTCCCAGCTCGCGAGTAAGTCGGGCGATCTCAGACCATAGGCCGCTGCGCTCGCCTTCAAGTCCAGCACCTTTGCCGGCGAGGCTGATGTCCTGACAGGGGAAGCCCCCGCAGATGACATCAACGGAAATTCCGTCTGCTGCCAGGCGCTCGGCTGTGAGTTCGCGGACATCTTCGTAGATCGGGACATTGGGCCAGTGCTTTGCGAGGACACGACGGGGGAAGGGTTCGATTTCGCAGAAGGCGACGGTCTCAAACCCGTCTGTCCGCTCAAGGCCGAGACTGAAGCCGCCGATGCCCGAGAACAGGTCCAGGACCTTCAGCTTGGTTGCGTGAGACGCTGCCCCGCGACGGTTCTGACCTGCGATGGTCGTGACGCTGTTCCCGATGAGGCCGGAGGCCGAAGGAGGGCACATACTCTTCTCCGCTGTCTCTATCCGGTGCTTGAGGTTCTCAGTCATGGGAGACTCCCTCTTCCTTTTCGGGTGAGAGAGCGGCTTCCGTGCGCATCCGCTGAAGCCCTTTTTCGATGGTCGGCAACGTGTCTGTGAACCAATCGGTGGGGCCGCCGTCCTCATCATTCGTGCCTTTGGCCTTCATGAACGCCGTGTAGCAGAGATCGCGGATAGTCAGATTGCCTTTGCCGCTCTCGCCAAGCAGTTCCTCCAGCGCCTTGTCCTTCCGCTCCAGATCAGTGCGGAGGGCTTCGAGTTGGGATTTGAAAGCGTCGTATAAAATCCGAAGTGCGCTAAGCGCGTCCTCAGACTTAGCAAGCTCCTCCTCCAGTTCCTTGTTCTTCTGCTGGAGAGCTTCGCCACATGACTTCCAGCCGAGCCACATGCTTTCGATGTGCTCATGTAAATAGCGGTGATCGCCCCACTCACCCTTCAGCTTGAGGGTTGTGTCGAGATGTCGTGCCTTCGCCCATCGCTCGAACGACTCTATCAGCCCCGTATATTCGCCCTCTGTCTGGGGGAGATTGGGCGTCTCGACTGCTTCGCAATCGACCGCGCTGGCACCTTGCAGGCTCAGCCCGTTCCGGTCTTCGGTCTTCGACTGCTCATCGCTGACGCTGGCGGCGGTGACGTTTAGCAGATCGTAAGGGTTAGGCTCCCACAGATCGGCATCCTCATCATCTGGCGGTTCTGTCGCCGCCCCGTTTGCGAATGCAGTACGGACACCTTCCCCAGAGCCATCATCATAGAGGTAGACGATAGGCATACTAGGGTCGCGGCGGTCCGCGCAGATGATACGAGCCTTCCAGCCATTGCGCAGGCGCACAGGCTTGGTCGGGTCGAATAGCTCATCGTCTGCCGAGCAACGATCCGACGAGCCTGCACGGTCTGAGTTCTTAGGAGGAGCGATAGCGACGGACGTCACATCATCTTCCCTCTCTAGGGATACTCTAGGGGTGTCAGTCATGGGATGTGCCTTCAGCTTTGGCGATGATGGACTGAGCTAGATCAATGCAGTCTTGCAGCGTCACTGTGGGGCCATACCGAAGGCCGATTTGGCGAAGAGCCTCCAGCATTTCAGGCGCGGCGGCGATAAGACGGGCGTCTGCTTCGGTCAGATGGTCCGTGCCGACGCAGTATCCTTGCGCGTCGTAAACGATCCCGGAGAAGCCAGAGGAAAGCTCGTGGACTTCATATGTCCAAGGCCCAGGAGTGTGCTTACCGGACATCCCCATCCTCCTTCTGAGAGGTGGCGAGAGCGGTCTTCGCTTTACGCGCGTGGCCAAGTGTCAATGAAATGTGTGGGATGCCCGAGGGCAGCGGCGTATCGTCTGGCGCATCACTCTTCATAATGTCTGCCCAGGCAGCGAGGGGCATAAGTGCGATCTCCATATCCCCGGCTTCGGTCTCCATCTCCCCGGCTTTGGGTTGGAGGGCGGCGATGATCGTGTCGAGGTTCGTCAGCAGGGCGAACACGAGTTCGGCAGCTGCAGGGGCCTTGTCGCCTTCAAACTCAACCTGAAGGTCATCGCCCGCGTACAGGACGCCGCATCTGTCCAGTAGTTCTTGCGAGCCGCTATAGACAGACCCCTCGGACCATTCCGCTTGAGTTGCCTTCTCTCTCAGTTCAATCAGTCTTTGCACTAGTGTCATGGTCTTCTCTCAGGAGGCTTGCTTGAATAAGGGGCGGGGCTCAAAACAGCAGTGCAGCGAGCAACGCGCACGCGATCAGCACGAACACCGGAAGCCAAGGTGGATATGGGCGATCAAAGCCGGAGGAGTTCATGCGGCGATCTCCTGATAATCTTCAGGTCGCTCTAACCGCCGCCGGCTTGGCGCTAACCAGCCGAAGCGCGTTGGCCCCTCGTAGTCTTTGCGCCAAATGATCCAGCAATATGCAGTTGCGGTGGAGCCGTTCGGATCCAGACGACCCTTATGCATTGGGACGCGCTCTGCGAATTGAAGGATCACCGATGGCGGCACCTGCGAAAACAGGTTGGCATATCGCCCACCACCTTCGAGGAAGGATGTTCGGACTAGGACAGCAACACCTCTCGTGGCCAGATCAAGGCCGCGCAGAATGAACTGCTCTGCCAGGCGGAAGGGAGGATTCGTGATGATCCAATCCCAGTCCGCTTCTGCCCATTCATTTGGGAAGAGAAAATCGCAGATCTCGCCATGCCCATAATCATGAACATCCGTGGCCATCACGAAATGGAAATACTCAGCGAGAGGCCGCGCCATGTGGCCCTCGCCGCAGGCAGGTTCCCATGCCGTCGCCCCGCCCAGCGAACCCACATTGGCCTGGAGCCACTGACACAGAGCCCGCGTAGCCCAAGGCGGCGTCGGGAAGTAATCCAGCGAGTCATGCGGCTCGATGCGCTGAGCCATCACGGCATGTGACGTGTTCTGGCTCATCTCCGCACCTCAATCGCAGAACCCCCGCCGACCGGTACGCGAGACACAGCTCCGGTCGGGGAAGGGATGATGATGTCTGAGTTCATTGTCTGCCCCTCCGAACGAGCGTCCCGTCCATCTTCCGCTTCCAGCCGCTGTCACGGCTGCCGATCATGGGCGGGCCTTTGCGCTGTTTGATCCCGATGTGATGGCGTTTCCGCCTCTTGGCTTCGGCACCGGCGCTGTGGTCGACGGCATCCTTCGCGGCCTTGTGCCAGAGGTGAGCGGGGCCAAGATTGCCGCTCTCGTCCTCATCCGATCCGCCGTTCTCGAGAGCGATCAAATGCTCAATGAACCAGTCTTCGCGGGCTCCATCGATTGGCTGGTGGCAGAGGGCACAAACGCCCTTGTACATTTCCCAAATCTTCAGAGCCCGACGAGGCGTCATTTTCCGGCGTTTAGTAGTGCCGACATCTTCGCAGATACGGAAGGCCATCAGAACTTCGCCTGCGAGCGCACATCATGGAACGTCAGTCGCGACGGCTTGTAGGGCTTGTGGCGGTCAAGCACATGCGTCGGACGCCAGGCAACAACTGCCACCTGAAGGCGCTTTCCTGTATTCGGGTTGAGGAATCCCTCGCCATCCCATTCGCATGCGAAATCGATTGGGTAAGGCCCAAGGTGGTCACGCGCTGTCAGCATGACCTTCTGGCCCTTATCTGGCCGGCGCTGATCGAGCCGATATGTCGGCAGCTTCTGAGCAACCTGGTCCATGCTCATCGGGCTTTCCTCTTCATCGCACGCACTTCCCGACGCAGCTGCTTGTGCAGAAGGTCTCGAAGGCGCGTCTCAGCGCGAGCGGTGCTCTTGTGGCTGGCCTTGTCGCGCTGGATGCATGCCTTCAGGCTCTCGATTTCTGTGTGCGGTGACACTTGCGGCATGGATCACCACTCCGTTGAAAGATCGTCGTAGGCTTCGCGAGCGCGCTGCTCAGGCGTAGAGGTGCGGCGCACTTCATCTGTGATGCGGTCGAGTCGGCGGCGCTCATGCCGCAGAGAGGCGGTGCCGAGCCAGGCAATCAGGACGATGACCGGCACGATGGCAAAAAGGGCTTCCATCAAATCCCCCAGCGATTGGTGCGGCGGTAGGCTTCTCGCGCGAGCTCGTCGCGCTCGGCAGTGGATGATCGGCGGCGGCGCTCCGGCGGCGGGCCGCGCAAGGGAGGGTTCGCCGCATAGCCCCTGGCATTTGCGACGTAAGCGAGAATGGCGGCGTGACAGGCGTATTCGGTCGGGCAGCTGCAGCCATGCAACTTGCCTGCTAGATCAGCCTTGATCTCATCGAATGATGGGCGCTCCGGCAGTTGCAGCGGAAGGCAGGTGAAAACCTCACGCGGCAGGTGTGGGAGCAGGCCGTAAATCCAGAGGCAGTACAGCTCACGCGATGCCCAAGCACGGTTCTTTACCGTGGCCGGCGCGTAGGATGTACGCGACCTGTTGGTCTTGAGCAGAGCCAGCACGGCTGGATGATCAACACCGATTGGATTGACGTACTTAAGCGGCAGTGCTGTGCAGGTGATTGTCATGGCAGCACCACGAGCGTGACGACCGCAGCAAGGCTCACAACGAGCACGGTTGCCACGAGGGCCTGAGCGTTGCTGCTGTATGCTTTGCGAGTCGTGTGAAAGGGCATCAGGCGGCCCTCTGCTGGTTCGGCTCGGCCCGCAAATCTACGATCCGATAGCCCAAGCCGTATCCGCTCTCGATCCCAAGGCCTAGGCGCGCAATCTGCCTGCGCACGAGCGTCGGGTAAGTGCTCTGAATGCGGCTCTCTGCGTTATCGGGGCCGCCGTCCGCGTCGTCGCCCCATAGGTGGTCGATTAACTCAGTGCATGCGATTGGGATGCTGCGGCGCGCGAGAATGGCCGTGATGTAACGAAAGTAGTTTTCATGAAGGCAAACGCTCTCGCCATCGCGAAGGAGAGACCTTCTCAAGAGCGCAACAACGACCGCAGACGGGTTCGCTTCCGAGATTGCGCGGGCATCCGCCTTGGTTGTGATGATGACTTGCATCAGGCGGCCCCTCCAAGATCGGAGCCGTCAATGTCGATGCGATTGTCGTCATCACCGCCACACGGGCAGCGATCGAAGATTACGACACCCATTCTGCCTTTGTAAGCGAAGATCCCTCGGCCTTTGCAGGCAGGGCACAAATCGAACTCGCTGAGCGTCCTGATCAGAGCATCCCGGACTTCGACCTGCTCGGCGGTGATCGGCTGGATGGCCCGCAGACGGCGCGGGAAGCGAACAACGTGCCCCACATCAACCTCCCAGCGCCACGCAGCCGAGGCCGACAACGCCAAGCAGGAACACGACAGCGAAGCCATCGCGGGCGATTTCAAGGAGAAAGGAGGAGAGGGGTTGCATGGGGGCTCATCCGAGGGAGTAATTCGAATGAGGATCAGTATAATAGGATATTTCCTACTGTCAACCAAGAAGTAGGAAATATCCTATTATACTGATCAAGCATCTCAGTTCCTACCTGTGGATGCCTGTGGAAAATTCCTATGGGACTCGACTCCCCGTTAGGGTTACCTCACCATGAACAAAATAGGAACATTCACAGGAGCAAAGAGTGTCCGTCCTCCTCCCGCCTTCGTCCCGTAGTGGTTCAGCGGTGCGCCCGATCATTCAGGAGCGCAAGTTCCGTCTCTCACTGAAGTGCTTGGAGTGTCAGCACGAGCATCCCTTCGACCTGACCCTCTACGACGAGCCGAATGACCCCGCGACTAAAGACGACTTTTACGAGAGCGGCGTTCTCGACCACATTCAATTTCGCTGCGAGCGCTGCAATTGCGAGCACGCGAGTTACCAGGATGTAATCTACGTTCGGGCACCGACCGACACAGAGGCCTATGGAAGCTAATATGACCGAGACATTTCAGGGTCGCGGCGACGCCGAGAGCATCGCGATCCAAGTCTTGAACTTCATTGTCACCGATGATGATCGGATCGTTCAGTTTCTAAACGTGACCGGCCTGCAGCCAGAGACCCTCCGTGATGCAGCCAAGTCGCCGGGCTTCCTGTTAGGCGTCCTCGAATACGTCTCGAAGGACGAGGAACTGCTGAAGGGGATTGAGGAGGAATTGGGTATCAGGCCAGCCGCGATCCTGGTGGCGATCGTTCATCTCTCGCCTGGCATCGAGGTTGAACCGCTGGAGCCCCCGCCGGGGCTGAGGCTGCCCGGACTGCCGAAACGCAACCTGTTTCAGTAATAAAAAGGGCCTCCTCACCCGCCGTTGCCCAGTAGGTGAGGAGGCCTCCTAGTCCGTGAAGGCCTTTCCAGGAAGCAACCTTCGTGATGGGAATGTCTGGGGCTGGAGGCTGGTTTCAGCTTGGCCAAATAAAAGCTGTTTGCGCTGTATGATCTGTAACGTGTGAGGAGCGAGGCGTCGAAACTGCGGGGAAACTGCCCTTCGTAGGCACTAGTGCTGGGTGGGCGGAAGAAGCTTCTCAGTTAATATTTGCAGTGCGCGCCCGTCATGAGAGAAAGCGCTGGAGAACATTCGTTACTCGCTCAATATCTTTTAGCTCACATTCCCAAAGGATGAGAACTTCCCAGCCGACGGCTTCAAGCTCAGCTTTCGCGCGAGCGTCACGCTTCTTATTTCTTGCAACCTTATTTTGCCAATACTCGGTATTTGTCTTTGGGATCCGGCTGCCTCTGCCACAATCATGCCCGTGCCAAAAGCAACCATGCACGAAAACAACCTTTTTCCTTGAGATGAAAGCAAGGTCTGGCGTGCCTGGAAGATCTTTGCGGTGGAGTCTATAACGGTATCCCAGCCCATGGACTATGCGCCTTACGATCAACTCAGGCTTTGTATTTGCCGAGCCTACCAGTCGCATTATGCTTGAGCGGTCCATTAGGTCCGTTGAATTGCTGTCGGTCTTGACTCTTTTTGAACTCTTCCTGCTCGTCTTACGACTGTTTTCCGCACTGTGTTACTGCCGCTGTATGCAACCTCGAAGTCTACATAGTTTAGCTCATCATCACGCCCCAAAAAACAGGCATGCAGTGCATGCAGAAACTCAACGTCCTGAATGGGTTGGGCAGTTGGGGAAGGATTATGTCGTGGAGTGGGTATAGTTGCAGGCATTAAGTAGATGCACGCAGGAGGAACTTGGTAAGGCCCAACTGTTGTTAGCCGCCTCTCGTCGCCATCGCGCCCAATTTTTGGGCAAGGTCGCCCCAATGTGCCACACATGAAGTCCCAAACAACAACACCGTCAACCAACTGCGCTCGTGAGACAATATCGGCAGATAATCGAGTATGTATTCCTGACCAAGCATTCTTACGCGGGTCTGCCCCAAGATTTGTGCATACGCTCCAAATGATGAACTCATTGGCGTTTGGTGGTCTTTCGAAGATATTCGTGTTGTTGCCGTCTAGGCATCCTTTCAGTTCAATTACCGAAACACGGCCGCTTTGCATATAGACTGTATAGTCATGACGGTTGTCGTCGCCTGAAGATTCCCACTCATTAATGAAATTTCTATCCTGCATATAATTTAATATGCGAGATACGAAGTCACGCTTGTCTCTCATTGTGGCGGAGTATTGACCCCGGATTCGCTCGACTGCAGCTCTAAATAGCCCTGTCTCATACACTTCTTCTTCGCTCATATTCACGAGCAGATGCGCGCGAGTTTTTAAGACTTCAGCGAATTCCTCGACCTGATCTTGGAAGTCTTGATTCTTTTCGCAAGGAATGACGCTCATGCTGCAGCTCTGGATGTGATTCTCTGTCCATCCAGTATCGGCTCGAATAGATGAGCTGCAAGGTGCCGAACCACCGGGACAGCCACGCCATCCCCGGTTAGGTGGTACGCCTCGTTGTAGTTTTTCGGTAGGATGTACTCGTCAGGCAGTCCCATAAGTCGCGCTGTTTCTCGCGAAGAGATTAAGCGCGAGCGGACGTTCTTGCCATTCACAACCAGGATCAGCTGGCGGCTCGAGCCGCCAGCTGGCGTGCGGAGGCAGCCGGAGATGTCGTCAAACCGGATTTCCGCGCGTTGCACCTTGATCCCATCCTCATCATGACGGGTCCGCTTGTAGATCGTCCCGACCATCGGCCGGCCGGCCTTCTTGGCTGCCTCCACTTTAGCCAGGTTGACGTCGCTCATCATAGCCAGGAGTTGCTTGGTCTCCGCGGCCGAGCGCCAAGTCACGCTGTCCGGATTCTCCTCGACGAGGTCGGAGAAGCCAATATTCCGCTTATCTGGCACGGGCAGACTCCACCAGATCCACTTCCGTTTCGCCTTCGCCGACAGGCCCTCTACGGCGGTCCGCAGGGTTCGGGTGTGCCACAGCTTATTGGGGTCATCGGCGCAAATGGAGGCTGGCACAGGGATGTCTTCGTGCACGCCGATAACAAACAGGCGCGGACGCGACTGGGGCACGAACAGGGCCGCGTCGATGACCATCGCCCCATAGCGGTAACCGGCCTGGACAAAGGTGTCGCAGATCGCCGCGAAGTCCTTGCCGCCGTGCGATGTCAGAGTACCGCAGACGTTCTCTAGGACAATGAGCTTTGGAGCCCGGCCGTCCTTGATCAACCCCTTCATCAGGTGCCAAAATGGATAGAACGTCCCGGAGCGCTCGCCCTTGAGCCCGGCCCCGCCGCCAGCCAACGACAGGTCTTGGCAGGGGAATGAGCCCCAGACGAGATCAGCCTGGCCCGGAAGGTCGGACGGTTTGAGCGACTTGACGTCGGCTGTCTTCATCTCGCCGTCGCCCCAGTTCGCTCGGTAGATGGCGCTCTTTTTGTGGTCGAAGTCGTTGGCGAATAGGCAATTCCACGATGGCCCAAGACCAGCGCGCGCCATACCGCCGCCTGCGAAGAACTCGTAGAATGTCGGTTCAAACTTCATGTACAGACTCATTCCACGAACCACGCTCCATCATCATATAGCTAAGGCAAAAAGCAAAACGAATACGGAACATCACAGTTCGCGTGCGGCGGGGCTATCCACAACAAATGGGAAACAAGGTTAGCCGAACGGAGGCTCGACCACCTCTGCGCTCCGCTGCCTCCACCCACCCACCTGAGCGTTAAGCCGGCGGCACCTGGTTATTGGGCATGGACTCGACCAAGCTCGCGCCTGCATGCACGTGAGGGCTAGATCCCTCCAAAGAGGCAACAAGATTCTGCTGCTCCGCTGAAACGCTACACGGATATGTGAGTTGCTGACTAACATAGATTTATCCGTAACGCGTTTAGAGGTGTCTCATGGCGGACAATGATGCCATTCGTCCGGACAGTAAGTTTTTGCCCTGCCTGACCTATTCCCAAGCTGAAGTGAGTTTCATCCTCGGACACTCGCTGCGGGCCCTCTATCAACCTCAGTTGGATCAGCCTCTTCCAGGCCACCTCAGGAACTTGCTCGACCAGTTGGAGGAGAGATTGGCTTCTTAGGCTGCAATAAGGGATCTTGTGCGCGCACGTGTGGACTAGACCGGCAGCGCCTGGTTGTTGAACACGAACCTGACAAGGGAGAGGATTGTGACCTCTTTGCCGTCGTCAGTATGGTACTCCCGGTTCACGATAATAGGCTTATGAGCCGGGTTGCTGGACCGAGGGTGGAACTCGACATGATCGGGGAACACTCGCAGCTCTTTGACGGAACGCTCGCGGAGTTGGCCGTCAGCAGTAGTCTGCTGCACCACGACGTTGAGCCCGTTCTTCTCCTTAAGTCCGAGATCCTCCCAGGCTGCGCAGATGATGTAATCCCCGTCGCGCATCGGCTGGGGCTCGGCCTGATTCATCGAGTCGCCCTTCACTTTGTGGGCAACCTGTCGGGCGAAGGGGAATAATGGATCTCGGGGCGCCGAGATCACCTCGCCTAAGTCATCGTCGAAGGCCTCGACAGCCAAGAAGGCACCGGCCTGAACAGACCCGTCAATCTTCGCGAATGAGAAGGCGTCTCCAGCTGGGAGTTCCTCGAGCATAATCCGCGGCGATGGGGAGGAAACCTGACCACTGCCAGCTGCTCTAGGACCCGGATCATCTGTCTGGAACGTCAGGTACTCGACGCTTGTCTGCAGGGCTTTTGCGAGCTTTGGCAGGCTAGCGCCGCGGACCGACTTTTTCCCATCAGGCTTTATGATGTCGATAATGAAAGTGCGTTCAAGGCCAGCATCGCGGGCAGCTACAACCGGCTGGAGCCCTAGCTCCTCCACGCGCTTTCTCACTCGGTCCTGGAATGTCTCAGTCATGTCGGATTTATCCGATTTCTGACCGGAATTTGACAGTAGGAAATATCCTATTGACTGAATAGGATATTTCCTACTATCTTGTTCTCCATGGAACAGGAACTTCGTCGTCATCTGCTGACCTGTGCCGAGTTATACGCTGCGGCGCGTAAGGTCGAAATCGTAACTGTCGCTCGCCTTGCTGCGAACGACTGGCGCTTCTTTGATCGGTTGGACGACAAGACGTTCACCATCAGGAAGTACGACCAAGTCATGGGTTGGTTTTCGGAAAACTGGCCCGAGGGCATCGACTGGCCGCTCAACGTGCCTCGGCCAAGCGAGACGCCGGATCCGTTACACCCTTTTCAAGACGACGTTCCGGCAAGCGCCGTCGTTGAAGCCGCGTAACTGACGCGGCTCCGACAGCGCACGAGACCACTTGTTGTTTTTTCGGAAGGTGCGAGCAGCACAATGGACTCCCCCAAAGTTATTGAAGCACAGATGATTTGCCGAGGCCCCTGCGCACGAGGAGTACCTCGGGCAAAGCCTCGTTGGAGGTATTCACCCTTCACCGGATTCCATGCGCTCACGCATGATGGCTTCATTCCTCGTTCCTCCCCCATCAGCTTCCGGTCGCCGGCTGATGGTACCTGCGCGGGCGGTCTCCTTTCAACCGATTGTCAAGCCGCCCGCGCTTTTTCTTCTGTGTCAGCCCCCGCTTCCACGGCTCTGGTTATCGCCCGCCCCATCGGCACGGTCGAGCGGAATAGCTTCCTCTCTTTCCGCCAAGGTTCCTAACGATGAAAGTTCGTCCCTTTGGTTCGACCGCTGATGTTGTCGAGCGCACCTACAACGAAATGGGCGGCATCAAGAAGGTGCAGCACATCCTCAAGGACAGCATCGGCGTCGAGAAGTCTCAGACCCAGCTCTATGCTTATCGCGACCCCGACGAGCACGATCAGATTTCCTATGACCTGGTGCGCAAGCTCGTGCGTGAGACTGGTTGCCTAGCGCCAGCTGAGGACATGGCATCTCTTGCAGGCGGGTTCTTCGTCCCGAGCGAGGTGGAAGAAAGCTGCATCCACACACTAACAGCCAAATCGGCAAAGGAGTGGGGCGAGGCTTTCGCTTCCACAGTCGAGGCCATGCACGACCCGGCCAAGCGCTCCAGCGCGCGCAAGGAAATTCGCGATCTGATGCATATCCTCGCATGCATGGATCGCCTCCTGGATACGGCGCCGGCCGCCGTCGTCATTCCGATCAAGGGGCAAGTCGCATGAGCGGTCTAGAAAATTCCCAACTGAAATCCTTCGTCAGCCGCATCGAGCGCGTTGAAGGCGAGATCGCCGATCTCAATGCCGACAAGCGCGACATCTACGCCGAAGCAAAGGCAATGGGTTTTGACGTGAAGGTGCTCAAGCAGGTCGTTGGCCTGCGCCGCAAGGATCTGCCGGCCGTGCAAGAGAGCAATGCCATTCTGGCTCTGTACCTGCAGGAACTCGGCATGCTCGATGTGGCCTCTGGTATTGAGGGCACCACGCCCGAGAGCGAAGGGTCTCTCACACGTGCACGTGCACGCGTACGTGAAGAGAAGCCGCCGACAGAACTCCAGCGCCGCTACGGGATGGGGGCCTGATCATGGCCGTTCCATATCCGAACCCAGTCACGATCGCACAGATGCGGGCCAATCGTACGTATCTCAATGCGACCTTCTTCACCCGCCGGCCGCGCATGAAGAACCTGTTGCCTGATCTGCCGGCGGCTGATGAGCCGGAGTCTGGGCCGGCTGCCTCAGAAGTCGAGGTGCCTCATCGTGCCGCGACCAGCGACCGGGAGGCATTGATCCTCGATGCTGTTGCAACACGGGCAGAGATCTCGCTCGATGATCTTCTTACCAGCCTGACCAAGCCAGCGGCTCTTGCGCGCCAGGTTGCTGTGGCGGTGCTGGTACGCTCTCTCACTTCCGAGCCGGCCAAAGCAGCGATGCTGTGCGGCCTGACCTTTGGAGCGGCAGGCCGAGCCCTGCAGGAATTCGACCCGGTCATCAATGGCGAGGCTCTTCCGATCCTCAATGATCCACTCGCCTGTGTAGCGCCCCTCTGGCGCCACGCCATGATCAACCTGCAGGACAGGCGGACCGCCACCTTTGCAGAGTGCTTGAGCGCTGCCTCGCGGGCCTCTCAAGTAACCATCCACGACATGAAGTCCGAGCGCCGCACGCAGTCACTTGTCAGGGCGCGGCAGATCGCCATGTGGCTCGCCACGCAGAACACGCTGCTGTCTCTGCCGTCCATTGGGCGGAGCCTGGGCGGGAAGGATCACACGACAATTCTGCATGGTTCTCGCGTGGTCGCGAAGATTGCCGCCACAATCACGCCCGGCCCTGACTGGGGCTTGCAGGACTGGGCCGATGCGCTCTGGGACGCAGATTGGACCGCGATCCAGAAAGGAGGGCGGGCATGACCACCGGCCTCACCCGCAAGCAGGATGAACTCTTTCGGTTCATTGTCTCCTATCATGAGCAGCATGGCGTTTCTCCCACCTTTGACGAGATGAAGGAGGCTGTGGGGCTCCGCTCAAAATCCAACATCCATCGGCTACTGGAAGCTTTGGAAGAGCGCGGACGCATTCGCCGTATGCCGGGCCTGGCACGGGCCATCATCATTCAGCCGTCCGCGTCGGTCTTCCCGGTGGAACTGTCGCAACGGGCCATGACGCTTGTCAGGAACGCTGCGGCGGGCCGGGACATGTCGCCTGCTGCCTTCATCCAAGAGGCTGTCGAGGCACATCTTCGTCGGGCAGGTGCCGCATGACATTCCGCGTGTCCGAAGCGTCCATTCAATCGGCGACGATCAATCATTGGCGAGCCTGCGGCCTTCCAGACACCCTCGTGGCTGCGATCCCGAACCAGAAGGCGTTCGGTCAGGCGGGGCTCTGCAAGGGCCTCTTTGACCTTCTCGTGATCGGCGGCAGGGTGGGCGTCGGCTTTCTAGAGCTCAAAACCGAGGCCGGGAAGCTGCGTCAGGAACAGAAGACGTTTCGCGATCTGCTGATCGTGAATGGCATCGCCTACGCCGTCACCTATGGCCGCGACGAGCCGATCCGCATGCTTGAGGATTGGGGCGTCGTGCGAAAGCAGGCGAGGGTGGCGGCATGAGTGCTTGGCGAGAGACACTTCAGCATCTGTTCGATGTCCAAGGCGGTCGCTGCTACTACTGCGGCGAGCAAACAGTGATGGACGGCAATGGGCTATCCACCGGCGTGCGGCAAGCCCAAATCGAGCACACCAAGCCTCGCTGGCGAGGGGCGAAGAAGCGGGAAGGGCTCGTGATGTCGTGCCACTCCTGCAACTACCAGAAAGGCCGCCTCGATATCGAAGAGTATCGTCTCTGGAAGGGCCTGCGAACTGGCAATCTGCCGTATCGGTTTGCTCTTGAGGCTCCGGGGCCAGTTGATCGTGACGTGCTGGTTATCGTCTCCCCGCGGTTCGTCGGCGGCTTGGTCCGCCACAACGAGAGCGGAGCGTAGCATGATTATTCGCCGCCGCCGCACCCGCAACTACACGACCATCGACAACGGCGTCTTCGAAGACGAGCGGCTCAAGTCTGCCGAGCTCGGGATGCTCACGTATCTGCTCAGTCGCCCTCATGACTGGGAGGTTCAGCCTGAGCAGCTCCAGAAACGCTTCGATGTAGGACGGGACAAGTTCCAGAAGATCATGCGGGTTCTGCGTGAGTTGGGTTATGCCCGGATTGAGTATGAGCACGACAAAGAGACGGGCAAGTTCCGCAATTGCGGATACGTGATCTGTGATGAGCCTGTGAGCATGAAAGAGACCACCGCCGCAGGACAGGTAGCCACTGATGAGCAGGCTGAGATCATCGAGAAAGCCGATGCAGAAGGTGAGGAAACCGCTGCTCACCGTGTGCCTGAAAATCCGGTTCACGGTACCGTATGCCTGGAAAACCGTCTCCCGGCTGAACCGTCTCCCGGTAAACCCGGCTCGAAAGAAAAACAAAAGACTGAAAGAAAACAAAACCCCCATACCCCCAAGGGGGATTTGGGTGTGGGATCTTCGATCGATCTGGAAGGGATCCCCTCCAAGACGGCAAGCGCTCGCTTTGATCGCTTCCGTGAATCATGGCCGGCAGATCCAACAATCAACTGGGAGCGCGTCGAGAGCGGCTTCTACCGCATGCGTGCTGACGATCAGGACAACGCCTCCAAGATCGCCAGCCGATATGTCGAGTACTGCCGCAGGGGAGGGCGCAAGCTGAAGGCCCCGCAGAACTGGCTTCGCGAAAGGGGCTGGGCAGGTTTCCTCGAGGAAGAGCGCAAGGCCGCGGCGGCTGTGGAGCGCGGGCGCACGATGGCCTGGGTCATGGAAGGAACACGAGCCTGGGATGCATGGCGCGACTGGTATCGGGCCAAGGGCAAGGTGCCCAAGGTCGCCATGCAAGTGAAAGCGGAGAAGGGCTTCGGCAACTACTTTCCGACGCTGTTTCCGACTGAGGCCTCCTCATGAATTTCACCGCATCGATCAACCCCACTATCGCCCGCATGGAATGGAACGCAGCAGCATGAGCAAGAACCGTCGCAAGAAGCACCGCCAGCGCTATGAGACGCCGAAGCCGACTTCCACCCATTTCATCCGGCTTGAGCGTCTCCCGGTTAAGATCGACGAAAGCCGCAAATGGTATGTGGTCCGTGTGAACTCGAAGGCTGAGGCGAAAGTACAGAAGGGCCTAGAGAAGGCTGGGTTCGCTACCTATCGGCCTGTTGAGCCCGACATGGTGCGCCGACGTGGGCGAGTGTACGAGGTCGGCAAGCGGCCGGCTGCGGGTTATCTGTTCGTCGGCGTTGATCCTGATGTGTGCGGACATCAGGAGCTTTGGGCTTATCACGACCGAGTGGTGTATGACGCCAGGGTGGTCAATGATCGGCCCTTCTATCGCGTCATGGGACCATTCCGCGAGAAGCAGCTCACGCGCTTTGCCGATCGCATCAGAGCGCCGCTCATTGCTGCACTGTGGTATCAAGGAGAAGTGCTCGGCCATTTCCCAGCAGCCAACGCAGGTATTCTTGAAGGAGAGCGTCTCTTGTTGACAAATGTCTTCGAGACTCTTGAAACCAAGGCCGCTTAGCGGTAGTTATTCGGTCACGAAGACTTGTGGTGCAGTGTGCTCGCCTGAATGGGCTTTGAGCTACGACCGCGTGAGAGAGACGGAGCTACGGCTGCTGTCTCTCAGAGTGCGAAGCTTGCAAGAAAATAGCCCCGGCGAGATGCTCTCACGGGGCTTTTCTCTGACTTCTGAGATTTTCTTACCAACGCCGACCGTAGTACTCTCGCCGCTCCCAGTATGGGCGTTCATGATGGCGACGCCACCACGGACGCGCCCAAGGCGGTGGACCGTAAGCACGGCGCCAGTAGGGACGCTCTTCATAGCGCCGTGGCCGGCCTTCGTATCGCCGTTCATAACGCGGCGGATCGTAATATTGGATTTGCTGAACCGAGAGGCCTGAACCGTCAGCGATAAATGCAGGACCTGTTATCGGGCTTGCAGAAGCCGACTGGGATGCAAAGCCAGCAGCAGCGAGCGCAAGAGCTAAAACCACTTTCTTCAACATATTACCCTCCTAAGGGGATGCATTGAGAGTGCGCCCCTGGGAGTGAACCCGCTCTGAATGTCGATCTGTCTAAGCGTTCATCTTACCCCATAACCTCCGAGAACAAATGCTGCACCCGAGACGATGGCTGTCTCATGATGAAGATCAGCTCGAGCCTCTACCTTTAAGAGAGATCATTGAGAGGCTGGAGCTGTAAACCTAAAGGCCGAAGCACGATGGCTTGCAGTTGATCTTATTCATAAGGACTGTCAGCCATCCAAACGGGATTCCCAGTGCCTCCACGGCCCCGAAGAATGCCGCTGCACAGAGTGGATCCTTCGTGAGTATCCAAGCTAGGATCCCAGCAGCGATGCCGCCGATACTGATCGAGATCAACAGGAAGCACCAGACGACCTGCAAAATTGGACATGGTGTTGAGCGACTACAAAGGATGGTCCACAGGATGAAGAGACCGAAGCCGACAACGGCACCGGCTATACCAACCCCAATTGCCCAAGCGAGCTTATAACAAAGTCCGTAAGCCAGCAGCAGCGTCCCGCCAACGAACATAAGAAGGGCCGCAATTAAAAGCGCGGCGCAGAAATTGAATCCGCCTCCATCATCGTCCTTTTTCTTGTCGTCGTCATCGTCGTCTTTATCTTTGTCTCCATCTTTATCACCATCCCCGTCAGAGGGTGGGGGTGGGGGTGGAGGCGTCTGATCACCATCCCCGTCCTTGTCGCCATTGCCATTCGGTGGCGGCGGTGGAGGTGTCGGCGGACATTTCGGGACGTTAAGCACGAGAGTTGCGGTCGATACTTCACAACCTGGAGTCGATGGCTCGAACTTTACCGTTACGGTGTAGGGGAGAACGCTGGGGAAGGGATAGGTATGGTTCACAGCTATGCCCGAGCCAGTGGTTCCATCTCCGAAGTCCCACGTGAATGTACCCGGCCCCGACGGGAACATGTTAGGAGTGAAGGTGAACGTCCCCTGCACAGGATCGTCAAGGCACGCGGGGATCTCTTCTTGAGGTTTCTTCGGCAGATCGTTCGATTGGTTAATCCCGATCACTGTTGGGCAGTCATACTGACAGGGAAGCCAATAGTTGCCCTCAACCGAGCACCCCGGATTTTCTTCGCAGATCGCTCGTAAACTAATCTGGTGTGCTCCGGGGGTCCCCTGACAGGCGCACTTTAAAAGAGCAAGATTGGTGAATTCGACCGACCATTTGCCATTTTGAGGATCAACGGGCACCACTTGGTCAATATAGCTCGCGCAGATTAGTGCGACTCTGACCTCTCTGCATTCCTGCGCTGTCCCTGAGATCGTTACTGAGGTCGCATAGGCGCTAGATGCAGTACGCTTACCGGTGACGCCTGTAATCTGGATGCTGCATGCCATGGCAATACTCCCGCACTAGAGCAGGGATATTAGTAAGAATTACTAAGCTTCTAATTTGTTCTGATGCGAATAGAATTTTATGTTTCTCTGCCGAAGAGTAGATTTCTCAGGTAAATTAAGTGATCTCAAGAGGTAATCAAAAAGACATATAGGCAGTCTGAATTCTCCTATGCCGAGTTGTGTGGACATAATTACTTCGTTGCCGAAGCAGCTGTCGAAGCGGGCATTGGATGCAGACCTACATCCGAGACAGTCACGTTCTGATGATAGAGATAAGCCCCAACCTCTATGTTGAAGAGAGCATTGCCGAGAGGCTGGGCTGTTGAGACGAGGGGCTGGCGAGCTTTGCTAGAAAGAAGTACCCCCGGGGAGAGCATTGATTTGTAGCTTACCAAAGGACAGAATTCCGGCCCTGTCCAACGTGGGTGGGTGCTATGCAAGCCCTTTCAATCATTGCCCTTTTTGTTGGAGTAGCGCTCACGACTTTTGTATTGCTTATCGGCTTAGCCGATCTCGCGAGCCCTGCCTTGAGTGTGATCATTCACTAATCGCTCCCGGCCAATATGTGGAAGAGGATCTGGCGTAGAGCTGGGTTTGTTGCGATAGAAATTGAAATGTAACCTCAGGCTCAGTATCATGCCTGAATGCAAGTCTCTCGGTATTTTTCAGACTTTGCAGAGAAAGTAGCCCACGCGGGCGGACGGCCGGCCACGTTCGCTCTCTGTGTTCTGATTGTGCTGGTCTGGGTTATCAGCGGTCCCATCTTCGAGTTCTCTGATGGATGGCAGCTGGTCATCAATACAGGAACGACAATCATTACGTTCCTGATGGTGTTTTTGATCCAGAATACTCAGAACCGAGACGGAGCCGCTATTCAAGCCAAGCTCGATGAGCTTATCAGGGCTAGTAGTGCAAAGAACTCATTCATCGGGATTGAACACCTCACCCAAGAAGAGCTTGATGAGATCCGGCGCAAAATCGAACAGCGGTCGAAGCATTCACGCACTGCCGATCTCGCCCAAAGCAGAGCTAACCGCAAAGCTAAGGCAGCGGCGGATCGTGCCACTGGCTCCGAATGAATGCCGACGGCAGAGAAGCTAGTGGTTAAATTCTAACGCTTGGTACCGACCACCAAGCCTGCACTTTGGGTGGAAAGCGGACATTCACCTATCCTCTCCGTACTACCGGATCTGACTTGGACCGGACATTCTTGGCTTTTCCCATTCGCAGGTTGACGCCTCCACGGTACAGCTTGTCAGGGCACACTATCCTTAAGAGGACACTCGCTTAGCCCAGTTGGGTGTATGACTAGGTGGGGCTTGTTGCGTCGCAATCACTTCAACTGAAGCGGGAGGACGACGTGAATAGGAACGCAATCGCACTGTCTTTGGGCCTTCTCTTAGGGTCGACACTGGCGCACGGGGCGATAGCCCAGGGCGCATCGCCACCAATCACCGAGGCGGAGGCGCACGCCATCGGCGTCGATGCCTACATCTACTTCTACCCGCTCATCTCGATGGACATCACGCGCAAGCAATCCACGAACATCGAACCCGGGAAAGAGTTCGCCAAAGGCCCGATGAACACGTTCGTGAATGTCCCGTCGTTTCCCCCGGCCGATCTGAAGATCGTCGTGCGGGTCAACTTCGATACGCTCTATTCCGTTGCGTGGCTCGATCTGACCAAGGAGCCGCTGGTTGTCTCCGCGCCGGACACCAGCGGACGCTACTACCTCCTGCCAATGCTCGACATGTGGACGGATGTGTTTGCCTCCCCCGGATGGCGCACGACCGGGACGCAGGCGGGTAACTTTCTCGTCACCCCGCCCGGTTGGAGCGGGACCGTTCCCGCCGAGATGACGCGCATCAGCGCACCGACCCCGTATGTCTGGGTTATCGGTCGGACGAAAACGGATGGGCCGCCGGACTATGACGCGGTTCACAAGATCCAAGCTGGCTACAAGGTCACGATGCTATCCGACTGGGGCAAGGCGCCAAGGCCGGTCGAGGTGAAGATCGATCCCAGCGTTGACATGAAGACCGCGCCGAAGGTTCAGGCTGACACCATGTCGGCGGGTCAATACTTCGCCTACGCCGCCGAGTTGCTGAAGCTCCATCCACCGCATCTCACCGATGAACCGATCCTCGCGCAGATGAAGCGCATCGGCATCGTGCCGGGCCAGAGCTTTGACATCGAGAAGGCTCCGCCAGCGGTGAAGAAGGGCCTCGAAAGTGCGCCGGAAGCCGGGCAGAAACTCATGGAGTGGAAGCTCCCGACGCTCGCGCGGGTCGCCAACCATTGGTCGATGAACACCGATACGATGGGCGTTTATGGGAACTACTATCTCAAGCGGGCCATCGTTACGCAGCAGGGTCTCGGCGCGAACCTGCCTGAGGATGCGGTCTACCCGCTCAATCTCGGTGACGAAGCCGGCAGGCCGCTCGATGGCGCCAACAAATACACGCTGCACTTCGAGAAGGGCGCGACGCCGCCAGTGAACGCCTTCTGGTCGGTCACGCTCTATGATCCGGATGGTTTCCAGGTGGCGAACAGCCTCGACCGCTTTGCGGTCAGCAGTTGGATGCCATTCAAGTACAACCCGGATGGGTCGCTCGACCTCTATTTCCAGAACGAGAGCCCAGGCAAGGACAAGGAGGCCAACTGGCTGCCGGCGCCGAAAGGCGGCTTCAACTTGACGATGCGGCTCTATAGCCCGAAGTCCGAGGTTCTCTCGGGCAGATGGAACCCGCCACCGGTCACGAGAGTGCAGGGGCTTCCAACCCTCGTCGCACAATGAGTATTCCAAGCAGAGCGCCGACGCGTTATCAACGTCAGCGCCTGGACTGACTGATTACATCACAGTCGCAAATGCCCAGTCCTGGCACGAAGCCACGTTGGCCGAATATCCGCTTTGGCTTCGGTCGGGTATCGCGGATTGGGTACCAAGTGTTAGATTTTAACCACTGGGCTTACTGAAGTAATCTAGCTGATCAGTAAGGCGGCACTAACACAAGCCAGGGCCGCAAAAGGCATTGAGAGAATAAACCATGTCGGGCAATGGCTGGAGCAGTCCTCATCATCCAGGGCGTGGTCGTGAGTATCTCGATTGGTCATGTTCATGATGTCGGTCGGATACCGGCCGAGCATCTCAGTTTTATGACCTTAAGGGCTGCTGAGGTAGTAAGAGCGAGAAGACATGCACTGTGCCCTCACAGGGTTATACTGACCGCCCATATGAGCAAAGCGACCCCGCCGATCAGGCCAAGCCATCGGAGAACCCCCGCTAAGCGATCCTTCCCTGGGTCTAATCCAGGATGGTCATCGAAGTCTTCATAAGGCATCAGTCACAGACCTTCCTCTCTAACAGGTCAAACAGGCACGGCGTTGAAAACAAGGCTGAAGCATATGATCGCGCTTATCAGTCCAATGAAGTTGCAGATTAGCGCAAGGACATCATTAGCCGGATGATTCTTGGGATCGCTATCCATAGCCCTGGTTAACAATGTCTCCGCTGTAGGATCAATACCCTCACGGAATATGCCCATTCCGTAAACTCACAGAGAAAGGCAGAGAGCACGACGCTGCTAAACTAGTAGGGCCGATAAGGAACCGCTTCACAGCCTGGTCGAGTCAGCTCACAGCGCGGGCATTGGCATAGGCCGCTCTCTTGAACCGCAAGCGCACCTTGAGCCGCAAGTCCCAGCGAACTGCATTGTCATTATCCGATCGAAGAGTGCAGTGCCGTAGGTATGCCATCGGCACTAGACTTTTCGAGAAGGCTTCGTCGGTGCAAGCTGAAACTCGGATAGTCATTGTCAGTCCCCCAAGACTATTCAGAGAATACTTGTCTCGCCTGATTCGTTTGGCGCTCCGAATGGTTACTCCGGACGTTGTATGGAACACGCCTCCAAGCGTAGAGCAGAGTGGTAGACCGACATGGCCTTACAGCTTCGGATCGATACTGTTGATGTCTCGCGCCTCGCCAACCTCATAGCGTCTGTCGGGAAGAAAGCGCCCGTCGCGATTGCAAGAGCTCTGAACCACACGGGCAACAAGGCCCGCACGGCCATGATCAAGTCGCTGACGGCTCAGACAGGCCTGAAACGCAAGACGATCGCAAAAGCCTTGAAGACCAGGCGAGCTGCTCAGCGCGGCGACCTAGCCTACACAATCACCTCTCGTGGTGGAGACATCAGCCTCAAGTACTTCAAGCCTCGTGAAGCACGGGGCGGCGTCGCTGCCTATCCGCTGGGAAGGCGCAAGCACTACCCCGACTTCTTCATGAAAAGCGGCCGGTCGAAGCGCTATAGCAAGGACTTCATCGGGCCGATCAAGGGTCGACGCTTGCTCAAGAAGTTGGGAGGCCATGTCTACCAGAACGTCGAAGGCGGAGCGTGGACCGGCAAGATGGAGCTGCAGGACAGTGGCGTTGTCATCCCTGAGCAGATGGTAACAGGGGCTACAGAGCAAGCTTTCTACGATGTCGCTCAACGCGACCTTGCCGACCGGCTCGGGCACGAACTCCTGCGGGTTCTCGACGGGAAGTGAGAGCGTAATTCACCTGATCAGAGGGGTGGTCACGCCCCTCGCATTGCGCTGATGTAACATGTTTCTTAGGGCCTTGGGTCCTTCTGGAGCACCCCCCTTATGCGGGCGGAGAACCGCCCGGGATTTCGCTAGTTCTGAAACAAAATTTCGAGGTTCGCAGTGGGCGTCTCCAAGCGTGAGGTAGCTCGTCAGCTTGGCGTCTCTGACACGGCAGTGCGCAAGGCCATTAAAGCCGGGCGCATCAAGGAGTTGCCGGACGGCACGATTGATCTGGAAGCGGCTCGGAAGGCCTGGGCGGCATCAACCGATCCAGCGCGAACCAAGGTGCGCGAACCCGCGAACCCAAGTTCGCAGCAGGTAGTGGTTCGCACTGAGGATGAAGCACGAGCCGCAGTTGGCTTGATCATCAAGGTACTGCGGTCGGAAGGCTCCAGCATCGAGGAAGACGCCGAGGTCGACTTCGGCATGGCACGGACGGCCGATACGATCCTCAAGGCTTACGAGCGCGATCTGAAGATGGCGCAGCGGCGCAAGGAGCTTGTGCCGTTGGCCAAGGTACAGCAACACGTAGAGAAGGCTTTCATCGGCTTCCGACAGGTCGTTCAGCGCCTGCCGACCCGCCACGTGGCGGCGATAGCTGCAGAGGTCGGGTGCGACCCGGCTGCTCTCGATGCAGCTCTCTCGAAAGCCATAGCGGCGGAACTCGATGCTCTCTCAAGCCCGGTGGTCCGAGCCTGAACACACCTACGATGGCGCGGACGCGATTGAGGATGCCATCCGGAGATCGCTTCAGCCCGATCCGGTCCTGACGGTTTCCGAATGGGCTGACCGGTACCGGATTTTGTCCACGAAACTGGCCGCTGAGGCAGGCCCTTATCGGACGGATCGCACACCTTTTCTCAGGGAGGTGATGGACGCTCTCTCGCCAACGCATCCGGCACGCCGTGTCGTGTTTATGAAAGGCGCTCAGGTTGGAGCCACGGAAGCAGGCAACAACTGGTTGGGCTACATCATCCATTGGTCGCCGGCGCCTGTCATGGGTGTCTGGCCGACCGTCGACACGGCGAAGAAGGTTTCTCAGCAGCGTATCGGGCCTCTCATCGAGGACAGTCCGGAGCTTGCGAAGCTGATCGCGCCAGCGAAGCAGAAGGACAGCGGCAACACCGTTCTGGCCAAGAGCTTCCCGGGCGGCATCCTGGTGATGACCGGGGCAAACTCCGCGGTGGGCTTGCGCTCCATGCCGGCACGCTATGCCTTCTGCGATGAGATCGACGCCTATCCAGGCGATGTGGACGGCGAAGGCGATCCGATCGCGCTCGTAGCCAACCGCACCACGACATTCGGGCGGACGGCAAAGATGTTTCTGGTCTCGACGCCGACGGTTCATGGAGAGTCCCGTATCGAGCGCGAGTTCGAGATGTCCGATCAGCGCCGCTACTTCGTGCCTTGCCCCCATTGCGAGGAAAGGCAGTGGCTTCAGTTTGAGCGGCTTCGATGGGAAAGGGGGCAGCCTGAGACTGTCCACTATGTCTGCGAGCACTGCGGTGCTCTGATCGAGGAGAGACACAAGGCGACTATGCTTCCTGAAGGAGTGTGGCGCCCGACTGCCAACGCGAAGGATCCCGGCACGATCGGCTTCCACATCTCTGCGCTGTATTCGCCACTCGGATGGATGTCATGGGAGGATATCGCGCGGGAGTGGGAAGCGGCTCAAGGCGACGACTCCAAGCTCAAGACCTTCAAGAACACTCGCCTCGGTGAGACGTGGTTCGAGAAGGGTGAGCAGGTCGATTGGGAGAGGATCTACGAGAGGCGCGAGTCCTGGAAGCCAGGCACATTGCCGTCCGGCGTGACTCTCCTGATGGGCGCCGTTGACGTGCAGGCCAGCCCGGCCCGCATTGAACTTCATGTCTGGGGCTTTGGCGAAGGGCTGGAGAGTTGGGCTATCGACCGCCGCGTCTCCTATGGGCCGGCGGATGATCCCAAGACCTGGGAGATGATTGAGGAAGCGCTCGACGATACCTGGGTGCATGCTTCTGGTGTTGAACTGAAGCTGGATCTGCTGGCCGTCGACACGGGCGACCAGACGACGGCCGTCTATTCGTGGATCTCGAAGCAGGACCAGAGCCGCGTCTATGCGGTGAAGGGTAAGCGCGGATACGAAATCAATGCTCCGGTCGGATCGCCGACGAACATCCCGTTCGGAACACGCAAGCGCGCGATCCGGCTCCGGTCGGTAACGGGCGATGTGTTCAAGGCGGAGTTGTATCGCTTTCTGGCGCTCTCTCGCCCGACGGATGAAGAGATTGCCGAGAACGGCTTCCCGCCCGGTTACGTGCACGTGCCGGATTTCATGGATGCCGACTGGTGCAAGCAGCTGACCGCCGAGAAGCGCGTGCGGCGCTCTACTGGACGGTACGAGTGGAAGAAAGAGCACGAACGAAACGAGGCGCTGGACTGCCGGGTGTATGCGCGTGCGGCGCTCTGGACCATGGGCGTTGCGGCGTGGAAGCCGAGCCGGTGGGCTACGCTGAGAGAGAACCGAGATCTCAACAAGGATCCGGACCTGAAGCAACCGGTGCCGAGGGCGCCTGTCCAGCCAGCACATCGACCCCCGATGAAGCCGATGGCAGTGGCGTCCGATCCTTACATCTGAGAGCGACATGATTGACCTTGCTACCCTGAAGCAACGCCTTTCTGAGGCGGAGCTCGCCTTGCATCGCCTGTCGATCGGCAAATCCGTCGTGTCGATCTCGGACGGCGAACGCAAACTTACCTATACAGCGGCTACCATCGGACAGCTGCGCGCCTACGTTGCCGATCTCAAGCGGCAGATCGCAACCCTTGAGAGCCCTGTCCCGGTCCGCCGTGGGCCTTTCGTGATTTCCTTCTGATGCAGCCATCCTGGAACAATAGAGGCGCGCCTGGCGTGAAAGCCCGACCCGCGCAGACAGGTCGCGACCTGATGGCCGTGCCCGAGGTCGAGACCGCGCACCACGCCGCGTCCTATCTGGCGAAGGACATGGCGACATGGGGGGCGGCGCGCCTGTCGCCGGATGCCGCCCTGCTGCCTGAACTCGATACGATCTCGGGACGCATCGATGATCTTGTTCGCAACAATGGTGTCGCGGCAGGTTCCGAGCGGACCTTCATCGACAACGTCATTGGTCCCCGGATCACCTGCAAGCCGAACCCGGACAGGATTCGGCTGAAGAAGGAAGCTGGCTGGGTCGATGGTTGGGCCCGCGAGGTCGAATCCGAGTTCGCGACCTTTGCGGATACCGACTGGTTCGACGCAGGCCTGCGCTACAACTTCCACACCTCAACCCGTCTTCAAGCGCGCATGATCGCGGCGACGGGCGAGGCACTGGCGTTGCCTCTCTGGACGAAGCGGAACGGATCACGCTGGAACACCTGCATCCAGCTGGTTGATCCGGCTCGCCTTTCTAATCCAATGGGGCAGATCGAGAGCGTCAACTTCCGCGGCGGGATCGAACTGGATCCGGTCACGACGGCAGCGACGGCGTATCATGTCCGCAAGACGCACCCGGGTGATGTCTATGGGTATGGCATCGGCACCAGCATTGGGGAATGGGAACGCATCCCGGCTTACATGCCGTGGGGGCGCCGGCGTGTGATCCACCTCTATGAGAGCGAGCGGGTAGGGCAGACGCGCGGCAAGGCCGTGATCACGTCTGTGGCACGGCTCTTCAAGATGTTCGATCACATGAACCGCGAAACGCTCCGCAAGGCGGTGCTGAACTCGCTGATCTTCGCGGCGCTTGAAACGCCAATGGAGGGGCAGCAGATCGCAGATATGCTCGGGCGAACCGACGATCCGATGGGAGCGTACCGGCAGTCGCTCGATGAATGGCGCATCCAGATGTCTGGCGGCACCATGATCCCGCTGCCGCCAGGGACATCGCTCAAGGCCTTTGCTCCTAACCAGCAACTGACGGAGCTGGACAGCTTCGCGACCGTGATGCTGCGGAGCATCGGCACCGGCCTGAACATGCCGTACGAGCTCGTCTTCCGGGACTTCTCAAAAACGAACTATTCGTCCGCACGCGCCGCGCTCCTCGAAGCATGGCGCTACTTCTCGTCAGTTCGTCAGTTCCTGATCGATCACTGGTGCGCTGTTGTTTACGACCTCTGGTTCGAGGAGGCAGTTCAGCGCGGAATGATCCCGGACTGCACGCCGGATGACTACTACGCCAACCAGATTGCCTGGACCCGCTGCAAGTGGATCTTTGCAGGCCGTGGCTGGGTGGACCCACTGAAGGAAGCCAAGGCGGCAACTGAGCGCCTCAACAACAAGGTTTCCACTCTGGCTGACGAGGCAGGCGAGCAGGGCAGGGATTGGCGCGAGCAGATCGACCAGACGGCCCGAGAACTGGCCTACGAGAAGCAAGCCTATGAGGAGGCGGGCCTTCCGTGGCCGCCAGCCCAGGCATCCGCCGCAGGCAATGCTGCACAGGAAGAAGAGACGGAAGCCAATGCATAATTCTCTGCTTGCCAGCTTCGATCTGCAGCCTTCGCTGATTGCGGTCGAAATGAAGGGGATGTTCGAGGCCTGCTTGGCGCGGGCCTCTTCCATTCTGGAGAGCATTGAGAAGACAGAAGCGCCAGCTGTCATGGCTGACGACTTCTGGTTCGATACCAGTGACTGGCGATCGGCGTACCGCCCGTACATCGTCAAGAATGGCGTTCTGCTGATCCCGATCAAAGGAGTCCTCCTCCACGACTTCGGTTATCAGCTGGGCTCTTGGGCGACTGGTTACACCTACATCTGGAAGGCGTTCGAGCGTGGCCTCGCCGACGGCAACGTCAGGGGTATCGCTCTGATCATCGACAGCCCTGGCGGGCACGTGGCCGGCAACTTCGATCTGGTCGATATGATATTCGCCGCTCGAGGGCAGAAGCCCGTGCGGGCGTTCGCTGCTGAGAGTGCCTATTCCGCAGCCTATTCGATCGCGTCCGCTGCCGGCAGGATTGTCGTCTCGCGGACAGGTGGGGTGGGCTCGATCGGCGTGGTAACAGCCCACATCGATATCAGCAAGGCAGTCGATGCTGCCGGTATCAAGATCACCTTCATCCACGCGGGCAAGCACAAGGTCGACGGCAACGCCTACGAGGCGCTGCCTGAAGACGTGAAAGACCGCATTCAGGCTCGCATCGACGAGCTCTACGGGGTTTTCGTGTCCACCGTGGCACGGAACAGGGGCATGGACGAGAAGGCTGTCCGCAAGACGGAAGCGCTCACGTTCACGGCCACACAAGCACAGTCCAACGGCTTGGCCGACGAGATCGGCTCGCTGGAAGACGCCACGGCTGCGTTCGCGGCTGAATTGTTCTCTGAAGGAGATGAAGAGATGTCCACTCAGGACAAGGCAGCCGACAAGGCTGCGCTCGATACCGCGCGCGCCGAGGGCCGCACGGAGGGCGAGAAGGTCGGTCGCGAGACTGGCATGAAGGAAGGCGCAACCGCCATGCAGGCCCGCTGCAAGGAGATCCTCGGCTCTGAAGAGGCCAAGGGTCGTGAAGGCATGGCCAATCACCTGGCCTTCAGCACCGATATGGACGCGGCTGCGGCCGTCGAACTGCTCAAGGCGGCTCCGAAGGCTGATGCCAAGGGCGATCAGCCGAACAGGTTCGAGCAGGCCATGAACGGCACCCCCAACCCAGTCGTCGGCGCCGGCGGCGAGGGCGGTCAGGCCGATGATGAGCAGGCCAAGGTCGCGAAGATCCTTGGTGATCATCGAGCCATCACTGGCGCGAAGAAGGCCTCGTAAGCGGCTGCATCCCTTCCACACGAGCTAGAAAGGTCAACCCATGGCCACTAATATCCCTTACGCTGGTGCTGGCATCGCGGGCTACGAGGTCAGCGACAGCTTCGCCCAGCAGGAGCTCTTCAACTCCTCCATTCCCCTCCCGGTTACTGAAGACTTCAACGTCGGGCCCAGCACGACGCTGGCGGCATTCGCTGTTGTCGGTCTTGATGCCACCGGCAACCTTGTGATGGCCAAGACCTCCGCGACAGCGGTCGTCCCTATCGGAATCACGACTGTCGCTGTCGCCACGGCCGCAGGGCAGAACGACCGGATCGCGGTCTATCGCGCCGGCAATTTCAATCCCGACGCTCTGACCTGGCACACGGATTACGCAACGGACGCCCAGAAAGCGGCCGCGTTCCGCGGATCTCCCACTCCCACCAACATCGTCATCCGCAAGCGCCTTTAACGGCGGCGAGCGTCACTCTCGAAAGGAAAGCAGAACATGGCGTTCGAGCGTTATGAACTCTGGAACACGAGCACTTCGCTCGCTGTCATGCAGGAGCAGGATGCCCCGTCCAACTATTGGCTGGATCTCCTCTTCCCCAATGTCATCACCTTCGATGACGAGTATATCGACTTCGAGAAGATCCCGCGCGCCGGCCGCAAGCTTGCTCCCTTTGTGGCGCCGCTCGCCCAGGGCCGTCCGATCTACGAGGAAGGCAGCAAGGTCGGGCGCTTTAAGCCGGCTTACGTAAAGCCGAGTGATCCGGTGACACCGAGCCGGGCCCTGACCAAGCGCCCCGGCACGCTGCTCCAGCCGCAGCAGCCGAATCCTGAGGCGCGCTACAACGCGATCAAGACGGACATCCTGGCCTATCACCGCACCGCTATCGAGCGCCGGTGGGAGTGGCTCGCCGCAAAGGCTGTAATCGATGGCCAGGTCACGATCGACGGTGACGACTATCCGACGGTCGTCATCAACTTCGGACGTGACGCCGGCCATACGATTGTGCTCGGTGCCGGATCCCGCTGGGGGGAGGCTGGCGTTTCGATCCGCGGCAACATCTCCGCTTGGTCGAACATGATGCACCGCGCATCCTTCGGCGGACGCCCGAACCGTCTCACGGTCGGTGTCGATGTCTGGGGTGTCATGGAGCAGGACGAGGAACTGATGAAGCTCCTCGACAACAATATCCGTGGGGCGACATCCACCGAGCTCCGCCGCGATACGTTCGGCATGGAAGAGGTGACCCGTGTCGGCAATCTGGGCGGCAACCTCGAGGTCTACGTCTACAACGACTATTACACGGTCGGTGGCAGCGTGACCCCGTTCATGTCCTCCAAGGATATCGTGCTCAGCGGTCCTAACGTCCAGGGCTATCGTTGCTTCGGCGCGATCCAGGACGTGAATGCCCGGTTCCAGGCCATGCCGATCTTCCCCCGGGATTACATCGTCCCTGGCGATGTAGCGATCGAACAGATCGTCACGCAGTCTGCCCCGCTCATGGTGCCGCTGAACCCGAACGCCACGCTGAAGGCGACGGTGATCGCATAATCTTGGGCCCGGCATGCCGGGCCTGCCACTCCGCTAGCAATTGGAGAATTGCAATGGTCCAGGCCCTTGCGTTGAATACCATCCATGTCTGCCGCGAGCCCGGCGAGACGAAGGACGGGAAGGTTGTAAAGAAACCAAAGATCGATGTCGTGTCCGCCGGCTCCATCACAGATCTGAGTGACGAGCAGTTCAGCGAGTTTGAAGCTGCCGGTGCCGTCCGGAAGGCGACGAAGGTCGACCGAGCCATGGCCGACGATGACGGCCATGTGGACGTGGACCCTGCCTCAGAGCCTGCGCGCGCGGCTGCTGAGAGCAAGACGGCGCGTCGATAAGATCATGCCCAGCCTGTTCCGCGAGGCATGGGCTGAGGCACAGCCCGATTTTGACGAGGCGTTTGGCGAGGAGTTTATCCTCCTTGCCCGCGCCCAATCAGTGACCGATCCTGATGCCCGGCGAACGGGCGACGGTTCCAGACCGCCGTTCCCCTTCATCGGCTCCTTCACCGCAGAGGGAGCAATGGCTCAGGCACAGGGCAGGGGGCGTTCCGGCAACTGGACACGCGAGTTCGTGGCCCAGCCCACTCAGATCAATCTGAGGGTCTAAATGAGTCTTGCCCGAACGGCGCTGCGGCTTGCGGTGTCACGCGACCTGCAAGCCGATCCGGTCATTGGCGCTTTGTGCGCTGGCCGAATTTACGACTCGGCCATGGATCCGCCGACCAGCAAGGACTTCCGCCCGATCATCACCATCACGACGGAAGATGACGACGGAGAGGCCTTC